AAAGATGACGCCTGTGACCTTTACCTTCGCCTCGCACGCGAAAAGCTAAAGGCTGATTGGGACATTGAACGACCGCAGATGATCGCTGATCTGCTCTCGCAATGTGCCACACTTCAAGTTGAAGCACGTCGCGCTGGGCAATATCACATCGCCCTTGGTGCCATCAATACCGCTGCTCGCTTGGCGCAGCTCTGCTCGTGAGCATCCTTGCTGCAGCACCAGAAGGTCACGTCCTACAGCAGCTCAACCATTCTGGTGAACTGATCGACGCTGACCAACTGCTGCAGCGCATCCACGCCGACCTTCACCCTGGTCAGCTCGCATTCGTCGCTGACAACCAAACACAGATCATTGGTATCAGTGCTGGGTACGGCGCTGGTAAAACCCGAGCGTTAGCAGCAAAGGCAGTTACCCTCGCTGCCGTCAACCAAGGTTTTATCGGTTGTGTCATGGAACCAACCGGACCGCTAATCCGCGACATTTGGCAAAACGACTTCGAAGATTTCCTAGAGCACTATGAGATTCCCTATACATTTCGCGCATCACCGCTGCCGGAGTACATGCTCCACTTACCAGGCGGTGACACGAAAATCTTGTGCCGTAGCTTCGAGAACTGGTCACGCATCATCGGTCTGAACCTTGCCTGGGTATTGGCAGACGAGATCGACACCGTGACACCTGCCATTGCCAACAAGGCTTTTCCTAAAATCCTTGGTCGTCTACGTTCTGGCAACGTCCGCCAGTTTGGTGCAGCCTCAACACCAGAAGGCTTCCGCTGGATGTGGAACACCTTCGGTAGCGAGGAAGCGCAAACCAGAGAAGATCGCAAGCTGATCAAGATGCGGTCGGTCGACAACCCGCACCTACCACCGGACTTTATTGAGCGCCTCGAAGCGAACTATGACCCAACGCTCCTTAAGGCTTACCTAGACGGCGAGTTCGTCAACCTCACCACTGGCACCGTCTACGACCGCTTCGACCGCAGCAAGCATGTCATCAGCACGCTGCCAGACACTGAGCGTGAACCGCTACGCGTTGGCGTTGACTTCAACGTAGGTAACATGTCCGCCGTCATCGGCGTCAAGCTAAACAACACTCTGTTCGTGATCGACGAGATCAGTGGTGCTCACGACACCGATAGCCTCGCACAGCAGATCAAAGCGCGTTACCCAGACCGCAGAATTTACATTTACCCTGACGCCTCAGGTGGCAACCGCAGCACCAACGCCAGCCAAACCGACATCCAGATTCTCGAGTCCTACGGCATGGCAAACCAGTCACCACGGGCTAACCCACCAGTCAGGGACAGGGTTTCTGCTGTACAGGCACTGCTCGAAAATGGTAAAGGACAGGTCAGGCTGCAGATCAGCGCAAGCTGCAAGCGCATGATCGAATGCCTCGAACTGCAGTGCTACACCGAAAAGGGTGACCCTGACAAGGATTCTGGGCATGACCACATGAATGATGCCCTTGGTTACCTGATCTGGCGTGAGTTCAACCCGTTGCACATGGGTGCTGGTAGATCCACCGGCATTAGGTTATATTGATTCCACCAGCAAAGTCCCCTGCTGGGTGCTGTCAGAAGTCGGATTAACACACGCTTTGCGTCTGTCCCGAGGGAAGTCAGCCAACTGAAACTGAAGTCGGGCAACCGCTGCGTGCGATCCGAGGGATGGTTCAGATTTACCTGCGTCGGGCAGGAGAGCCTCCACCTAGGTGGGGGTTTCTCTGTTTTTAGGGTATGCTAAGCAGCGTTCGCTTTATCCCTACTCATGCTCAAGGGTTCAGAACTACTCGCCAAGGTCAAAGAACTCAAGGATCTGAACAAGTCAGATCTCGTCCGCGAGTGTGGCTACACCGACAAGAACGGCAAGCTCTGCTACACCGCCTTCTACGAGGCACTGCTTGAAGCAAAGGGCTTTGAAATGAAGTCCAGCGTCAAGCGTGGTCGCGGTCTTACCTACAAGACCAAGGTGCAGTTCAACGGCAAGCTGCAGATTGGTGAAGGCTACGTGCAGGAAATGGGCTTTAAGCCCGGTGACGAGTTTGAGATCAAGATTGGTCGCAAGTCCGTCACGCTGCAAGCTGCTTCTACATCTGCTGATGTCGCTGTAGCTGTTTAAGCTGCAACTGTTCCCGCTCTGCTAAGCATCGGGCTTCATGGGGTTGGCTAATGCCAGCCCCTAAACTTTGATTATTGAAGCGGCGCCATGTACTCAGGGTATAACTTCTACGACCGTCCCATGGCGCGGCGCACGGTTACCAAGGTCAACGATGCCAATACTGCTTGGTACGCTCAAGAACCGCACTGGATCTTGATCGAAGATCTATTGTCTGGCACTTACGGTATGCGCCGTAAGCATCGCCGCTATCTGCCACAGGAACCGCGCGAATTAGACGAGAGCTACGACAACAGACTTGCTCGCTCTGTCTGCCCTCCTTATTACCAGCGGCTTGAGCGAATGCTTGCTGGCATGTTGACTCGTAAACCAGTTCGGTTAAACGATGTTTCTGACATCGTGCGAGAGCAGTTGTTTGATGTTGACTTGCTAGGCAACGACCTCAACGTCTGGACTTATGAAGTCGCACGAAAAATGGTGCGTTACGGGCACGTTGGTGTGCTTGTGGATGCTCCTGCTGCTGGTCAAAATGGACGACCTTATTGGGTTAGCTATACACCACGCGAAATCTTGGGATGGCGCACAGAACTGAAAGATGGTGCACAACAGCTCAGTCAGCTTCGTTTGCTTGAACGTGTCATCGTCAATGATGGTGAATACGGCGAAAAAGAAGTCGAGCAGGTGCGGGTATTAACGCCTGGTGCGTTTGAGCTACATCGCCGTGATGAAAAGTCTGGCGACTTCCAGGTATTTGATAGCGGCACTACAACGCTCGATGCGATCCCGTTTAGTGTTGCATACTCCAATCGCGTGAACTTTATGGAGTCACGTCCACCGATGGAAGATATTGCGGAGCTAAACCTAAAAGCCTATCAAGTCCAGTCCGACCTCGACAATCAGCTCCACATTTGTGCTGTGCCAATGCTGGCATTCTTTGGATTCCCATCTGCGGCAGAGGAAGTATCGGCAGGCCCTGGAGAAGCAATTGCATTCCCGGCAGAAGGAAAGGCTGAATACATTGAGCCATCTGGCAATAGCTTTGACTCTCAGTTCCGCAGGCTGGATCAGATTGCATTGCAGATTAACGAGCTTGGTCTATCTGCTGTACTGGGTCAAAAGCTATCTGCAGAAACTGCAGAATCTAAGCGTATCGACCGTAGTCAAGGCGATAGCACCATGATGGTGATCGCGCAGAACATGCAGGATCTTATCGATAACTGCCTGACCTATCACGCGCAGTATCTAAACATCACTGAAGTTGGCAGTAGCTACGTTAACCGTGATTTCCTTGGTGCACGTCTTGAGCCGCAGGAAATCCAAGCGCTATTGCAGCTTTATACTGCCGGCACTATTTCGCAAGAAACATTGCTGCAGAATCTTGCTGACGGCGAAGTGTTGGGTGATGACTTCGATGTGGAAGAAGAACTAGAAGCAACACAAGCTGGCGGCATGATCGAAATGGCACAGCCAGAACCTCGTGTTAGTCAGCAGATGGAAGAAGAAATGCCAGAAGAATCTCAACAACAAGAAGATGAAGATGAACTGCCGGCATGATGAACTGGTTGTGGAGACTAGCCATGGAAGCCAAAAAGCCACGCAGGCAACAGCTAGTCGCTGTGAAAGGGCAAATGAAGCCTCACATCTTTGCTGTTATCAGACTTAGCTGGTATCGCAAAGGCAAGCTATATACGGTAGAGGAAATGAATGTAGAGAATGGCACTGCTGAAACACCAGAAGCTGTCATCATGTTGATCAAAGAAGCATTGCGCTCTGGTGCCGATGTGACAATGCAAACTGCGTGTAGACCACAAGAGCTGGGCATTGAATAATGGCAACACCAGCAGTCCTTTACCGCAACGCGATTGACCTTAACCGCTATAGCAATAGCGTTGCGCGCAGATTGATCAATGCATACAACGACATCATTATTGATGCTGTAAATCAACTGCGCGTTATCGACGAAGCTACTGCGCCTGTCAAGGCTGCCAGACTGCGTGCCATCCTCGCTCAGTTAAAAGCCAGCCTGGCTACATGGGCTGGTGATAGCACCGAGCTAACCGCCAACGAACTGCAAGGGTTAGCTCAGTTGCAATCTGAATTTGTTACTGAGCAATTAGCACGGACGCTACCAGCAGGAATGCGATCAGCGGTCAACACAGTTGAGATCAGTCCGCAGTTTGCACAATCAGTCGTTACAACTGATCCAACACAGATCAATGTCGTAGCGCTAAGTGATGATCTTGTTGCTGCAGTACAAGGCGCGCCACAAACATTTAGCTTGACCGCTGCCAAGGGCGCGACGATCACGTTGCCAAACGGTCAGGTAGTTGAAAAAGCATTTCGCGGCATTGCTGAATCTCAAGCTGAACGCTTTGGTCAAGTTGTTCGCAACGGTCTATTAACAGGCGAAACCACACCGCAGATTGCCAAGCGTCTTATTGGCACCTTGCAGTTTGGTGAGAATCGCACGGTGAAACAGGCAATCGCAGCTGGAGGAGAATTAACAACCATCCCAGATAACCAGGTTATGGCTTTGGTTCGTACCAGCATCAATCAAGTTGCAAACTCAGCTAGCCAACAGGTTTACGAAGCCAATCAAGATATTACTAAAAAGTACCGCTACGTTGCCACGCTTGACACCAGAACAAGCGCGATCTGCGCAGCATTAGACGGTAGAGAATTTGAATACGGCAAAGGTCCAACACCACCTCAGCACTTCAACTGCAGGTCAACGACTGTACCGATCATCGACCCTGACATCTTGCCACCATCTACTACAGCAAAACGCGCCAGCCAAGACGGGCAAGTGCCAATCAATATGAGTTACGGTGAGTGGCTAGCTGAGCAACCTAAATCCGTTCAAGCAGAAGCTATCGGAGCTAGCAAGGTGCCGTATTTCAACAAGCTTGCTGAAAAGTACGGTGCAAAAAATGCTGTTGCAAAACTCGTGCGAGACGACGGGTCTGAACTAACGTTGGAACAATTACGCAGCCGCTATGGACCTGCCCAGTCTTAGGCACTTCCGCAACGAGGGTATTTACTTCATCAGTTCTGATCCTGTCGAGGCATTGCAGGGTGAAGCATGGCTGCCTGCGATTTACACCGACAAGGGTTGGGCTACCGCTGATGGCTCTACACTGATTTCAGGTGTCGAGGCTTGGCGTTATGCCGAAGAAACCAACCAAAGCGGATCAAAAGATCAGCAAGGTGATGAAGGAGTACAAAGCGGGAACGCTAAAAAGCGGCAAACCGGGACCAGGAAAAGGACCAACAGTCAAAAGCCGTAAGCAGGCAATCGCAATCGCTCTAAGCGAAGCTGGCAAATCACGCAAACCCAAAGGTAAAAAGTGATGGCACGCTCCTATAAGCGCGACAAAATAGGACGTTTCGCTAGCACCGGCAGTGCATCGTACGGCAATAAATCAGATCGCTCATCTGATGAACGCTGGGCAAAACGCGAAAAAACTAAGTTAAACAAAGAGAAAAAAGAACTTGAGTCGAAGATACAAAAACTACAACAGAAACAGCCATTGTCCAAAGTGGCTGCCGCTGAATCCGGTTTAAAAGCTGCTCGCGCAAAGAAGGCAGAGGCTACCAAAAAGCTAGAAGCCAGTAAGGCTCGTTTGGCTGATCTAAAAGCACAACTTGCAGCAAGTCAAGCTAGGCTCGGTGGCAAATCAGCAACCAAACGAGGAGCGCGACGTTAATGGCAATTGGAATTGGATCGCGTGTTGCCTGGACCTATCAAGGCGCGCGCACCTTTGGTACCGTGACTGGCGTTGCCAAGAAACGTGCCACCATCAGTACTCAATCTGGTGGACAGGTTGTACGGATTGCTCAACCTGGTGATCCTGTGCTTGAGATTAAGTCTGAATCCACAGGCAACAAAGTGCTAAAGCTGCGCTCTGAACTGAAAGAAGCACCGCTAAAGCGATGAAAGGCAGGATCTGGGAAGGCAACTGCACTTACCTCAAATGCACCGATGGCATCATCGAGGGACGTTTTGTCTTCCCGTGTCCTGCTGATCCACAAGTGTTAGGCGCTTTAATGGGCAGACTGGCAGAAGGCATCGAGGTGATTACCTGCACGGAGGACGACGACGATGATTGAATACCGTGGTGAACGCTTTGAGGGTTACAACAAACCGAAGCGCACTCCGAACCATCCAAGCAAGTCACACGCGGTTCTTGCCAAGGAAGGCGATAAGGTCAAGCTGATTCGATTTGGTCAGCAAGGCGTAAGCGGCAGCCCAGCAAAGGAAGGCGAATCGGCTGAAGCAAAAGCACGTCGAGCATCTTTTAAGGCAAGGCACGCCGACAATATTGCTAAAGGCAAGATGTCCGCTGCATACTGGGCAGACAAAACTAAGTGGTGATAACCTTCAGTTGCACTTAACCCTGCGGGTTATTCATGTCTGAAGAAAACCAAGCTGTAGAGCCTGCGGCTTCTACGGTTGAAGTTGAAGCGCTGCAGCGCAGCATCAGCAATCTTGAAAAGAAAAATCAAGAGCTAGCGGACGAAAAGCGAAAGCTCCGCAAATTTGAGCGGATGGCGGAATCGTTGCCAGATGGCGTTGACATCAACGAACTCCTGGAATTCAAGCGACGTGCCGAGCAGGCAGAACTTGAATCTCAAGGAAAATACACCGAAGCTCGACAGGCTTTGGAGCAGCAGTTCCGCGAGGCGACGACGCAAAAGGACCAGCGCATTGCAGAACTTGAGTCCCGAGTGCGGGAACTTGAACTGCTCACACCAGCAGTCAGCGCATTAGCTGACATTGTTCACGATCCTGACTTGGTGCTTAAAACCAAGCTGAGCGCAGATCAAATCGAGCGTGAAGCTGATGGTACCGTCGTCGTTGTCGATGGTTACCAACGCACGCCAGTTAGCGAGTGGGCAAAGCAAAGTCTGCCCGCCTGGATGCAAAAGCAACCAAAACCACAGGGCAGTGGTGCACCTGCAGGTCGCAGCACTGGCGAAGTACCTGCCGGGATTAAAAACCCATTCGCGCCCGAATCTTTTAACCTCACCGAGCAGTCGCGGTTATTCCGTACTGACCGTGATTTGTATGACAGGTTAAAAGCTGCAGCTGGACGTTAGACTTTTAACGTAACCGGCTGCGCTGGTATTTAGGGCTGCGCCCGACACCGTAAACCAATCTTGAGGACTTGTCATGGCGACTCTTCGCTCTGACATCATCATCCCCGAGGTATTTACGCCTTACGTCATTGAGCAAACCACTCAGCGTGATGCCTTCCTGGCTAGCGGTGTGGTGCAGCCTATGGCGGAGCTGAATGCCACCGAGGGCGGTGATTTCATCAACGTTCCCTTCTGGAAAGCAAACCTTTCCGGTGATTTTGAAGTGCTGTCTGACAGCACCAGCCTGACCCCTGGCAAGATTCAAGCCGACAAGCAAGTTGGCGTGATCCTGCACCGTGGTCGTGCGTTTGAGGCTCGTGATCTTGCAGCCCTCGCTGCTGGTTCCGATCCGATGGCTGCCATTGGCGCCAAGATCGCTGATTACGTTGCAAACCAGCGTCAAAAGGATCTGCTGTCTAGCCTTGCTGGTGTGTTTGGCAGCCTTGGTGCCACCTCCAGCTCTGCTGCCTTCTTTGGTCTGACCATTGATGGCGAGTCTGGTGATACCCCGACTACGCTCAGCCCTCGTCACGTTGCTGAAGCTCGCTCCCTGCTGGGCGATCAAGGCGACAAGCTGGCTGCTGTTTGCATGCACTCCAAGGTCTACTACGACCTGGTTGAGCGTCGTGCAATCGACTACGTTTCCACCAACGAAGCTCGTGGCACTACCACGACTCAATCCGGTGGTTCCCTGGTTGCTGCCTACGGTGGCGATGTGACCGTGCCGACCTACATGGGTCTGCGCGTGATCGTGTCTGACGATGTGCAGACCGATGGCAGTGGTTCGACCACTGAGTATGCAACCTATTTCTTCACCCAAGGTGCTGTTGCCTCGGGCGAGCAAATGGCGATGCAAACTGAAACCGACCGTGACATCCTCGCCAAGAGCGATGCCATGTCGATTGACCTTCACTACTGCTACCACCCCGTTGGTGCTAAGTGGGCGGTGACTACCACCAACCCCACCCGCGCTCAGCTGGAAACTGTTGGCAACTGGTCGAAGGTGTACGAGCTGAAGAACCTCGGCGTCGTGCGGGCCACCAATACATCCAACATGGATTGAGGTAACTAGTCATGGCTTCTATTTTTGAACTAGAGAATCCCGCTTTCGGGAATATCTATCGGAAGACCACCGTTACCTCGCTGGCTGCTTCTGGTAACCAAACCGCCACTGCCGCTCGCCTGCTCGGCGGCGTGATGGTCTCGACTGCCACTGCCGCATTTAACCTCACCACCGCCACTGGTGCTGAGATTTGTGCTGCTCTGGACGCCGTTGGCCAAAACGTCGTTGGAATCAGTTTTGAGTTCAGCGTGGTGAACCTTGGCACTTCCACTTTCCACATCACCCTGGTGGCTGGCGCTACTGGTGTGACCGTTAGTGGCGATGCGATTGTGGAAGCAGGTACTTCTAGCACCTTCCGTGCTGTGGTCACCGCTGCCAACACCGTCGTGATCTACAAGGTCTGATGGGTCTGTTCGCCTTTAGGCGACGCCAGGAACGTGAGGCTGCTTCTAACGAGGCAGCCTCTTTTCCTATTGCGGAGCCCACTCCTAAACTTGAAGTAACCTCGGAACCTACCGATGGCAGTAGTAATCGACGCAACGGTAGGGGGCGCAAACGCCAACAGCTACCTGACGCTGGCAGCAGCCCAGAATCTGATTGACGGTTTCGTCGAGGACGACGATGTAACCGCATGGAGTACAGCCACTACTGATCAAAAAAATCGTGCGCTTGTATCGGCTACTCAGCGACTTGACCGTGAGCGTTTTCTAGGTGCTCGCGCTACTGACACGCAAGCATTGCAGTGGCCGCGAACAGGTGTACGTAAACCCGATACTTATATCAATACCTACGCCGTAGGCTTCCCGTTTCGCATTACTACTGACTATTTCACCGATACTGAAATTCCTAGTCAGGTGAAGTACGCGCAATGCGTGCTAGCTGTTTATCTGAACAACAATAAAGACGGTCTTAGTCTGTCTGGCGTTGAAGATTACAAGCGCGTTCAAATTGGTAGCCTTAGCGTTGAGACAGCAGGCGCCAGCAACATGGCAGCTGGTGCTGATCGTGTACCACCAATCTTTGAACGGTATTTGACTGGTCTTAGAATTAGTGGACCAGGCAATTTTTCTATTCGCCGGAGTTAATCATGGCTGATTTTGATTCTTACAATATCGGTTTTGAATACATCACCGATACCGCTGCTCATGTTGGTCGATTCTGGAAATTGTACGCCTTGGCTGATGCAGTAATTAGTACTGCTACCGTTCAAAACGCTAGTGGTAATGACTTTACTTCTGTGCCGCTTGGCAAAGGTGATGAGATTGAAGGCGTATTTACCAGCGTGACACTGGCATCTGGCAAAATTGTTGCTTACAAAATTTAATCATGAGCGACTCTAACATTTACGGCATTGATTACGCGATTGGTGCCACATTCATAGCCGGTACAGCGACACATACTGGTCGTTGGGGTGCAATCCATTTCACGAGTAATACTCAAATCGATACTATCATCGCTCAAAACTACGACGGATCAACATTATCTGGAAATTCATTTTCAGCGGCAACAACTTTATATGGCGTCTTTACCAGTATCAAATTGCAGAATGGGCACTGCGTTGCCTATAAGCTCTGATGGCGCTTTCAACTTCGCTACGAAAGACTGCCAGCAAGCTGATGGCAAAGTTTGGTGGCGAAGCAACCATCCGTAGTATTACTGTTGGCGCTTACAACACTACAACTGGTACTGTCGCTGAAACGGTTACCGATATTGCGATCCGTGGTGTGCTGGACGATGTAAATCTGCGGGAGGTTAACGACTTAGTTCAAGCCGGTGATAAACGCCTGATCATTGCAGCACTTGATCTAAATGGCACGCTACCAACGACGACAATGCGTGTTGTTATTGGAAGCCGTAGCTTGCAGGTGATTGAAGTAAAAACAATTGAACAGAATAACGAGCCAATCACTTACGAGTTAATCCTGAGGGACTGATGGCGCGAATCATCAACGTAGGCGACATCGGAGATTATGCACAGCAGCAGTATGAGAAGTTACTGCGGGCTTCAGTACTCGAGACCGATGCAATGCTTAAACAGGCAAGTCCGGTAAAGTCGGGCAGGTTTAAAGTTAGCTGGCAAGTCGGTGAAAACAGCGCTGATGGGCAGCCTGCACCACCAGGTGAGTACGGCAACAAACTTATGCCGCCTACTGGCTCAAACTATCAAGTGGGACAGGAAAAAATCGGCAATGTCTATTCGGTGCATAACAACCTGCCATATGCCGTACGGTTGGCCGAAGGCTGGTCCAAACAGACCGCAAATGCTCCTGGTGGACAGGCTGGGTGGATCCAGGGTATTGCTAAAGATGTGCAAGGTAGAGTGCTAAAAGCAGCAGCACGCATAGGCAGGGAATCATGAGTAGCACGCTGAATGATGTCCGCGCAGCTATCGAGGGGCGTATAGCAACTCAGATGGCGATTGCACCTGCATATCCAGTAAGTTATCAAAACGTACCATTTACGCCACCTAATAACAGCCCTTGGCTGCAAGCATTTATTCGCTTTGGTGATAATGCATATGCCACTTTGCTCCCCATAGGTAGTTCAGGTTTTAATCGTCATAATGGGACATTGGTGGTCAATATCTTTACCCCTATCGGTGTTGGCGCTGCCGCAAATTTTACAATCGCAGAGCGTGTAAAAGACTTATTTGATCGCGCTAAGTTTTCCAGTATTATCTTTGATCCTGTCTCTGGTCCTGCTCAGGTAACGTCTGCTGCGCCTGAGGCTTACTATCAAACTCAGTTAACGGCTACATTTGAAGCGTATGTAGACTGACGGTAGCCACTACCGTTCAACAATGGCTGTCACTGTTTTGTCCGGTACGTCCGGCGCCCTTTACTACAAGCCCGCTGGCACCACCGGAACATTCCGTGAAGCTGCCGTTAACACAGGCACAGATACCATCACTGTTGAGTCCTACTTGAATTTCAAAGTAGGCGATCCAGTTAAGTTTCGCCTGTTTAACACTCAGACTGGTGGCGTTGGTTCTGGCACCCTTCCGGCTCCCCTGGATGCAGCCACTACCTACTATGTGATTTCTTACACGGCAGCTTCTGGCGCCCTGCAAGTGTCCACTACGGCTGGTGGTGTAGCAGTCAACCTGTCCGACGATGGTACTGCCGCTGCACCCAACGAATTTGAAGTCTTTTACGCAGACTTTGCTGCCGTTGGTCAAGTGCAGAGCTGGTCTTTCGAGATCAGCCGTGCTGAGATTGATGTAACCACCATTGGTCAAACTATCGGACAATATGCGCCTTTCCGCGCCTATATCCCTGGTTTTGCTGATGGCAGCGGCACTGCCAGCATCTATGTCACCAATGAAGATGCTGCATTGTCCAACCGCATGATCGAGGATGTGGTGCAGCGCCAGCAAGTTGGCTGTGCATTCAAGCTTTATACCGATAAGGCAAGCTCGGAAGCTCTTAGCCGCTCCATTTCGATGGATGCCGTGTTGCTAACCGCAAACTTGAACATCAACCCCGACGATGCTCAAATGGTGGAGATTACATTCCGCCCGGCTGGCACTCCTAGCTTCGACTTCAGCACCACCGCTTAAGTCAACACACAGGTGATTGGGTGCCCCGGCATTGCGTCCGGGGCTTTTTTGTACTTATAGTGGGGCGACCTCATAAATACTTATGGCTCAGACCAATTCGACCATGCGGGCTCTGGACCGGCTCAAGAAAGCAGCTAATCTTGTCCCGATCAAAAAAAGCGTTGAGCTGAGCAACGGAGATGTCTTTGAGTTCTACTGCCGTCCGCTCACCATGGCAGAGCGCGAGCGTGCTCTGAAAGAAGCAGGCACCGATGAAGCCAACGCATTTGCCTTGCAGCTGCTGATCGCCAAGGCAATGGATGAGAATGGTCGGCCATGCTTCAGGGCTGGCGAGATTGCTGAGCTGAAAGAAGAAACGCTGGATGCCGATCTACAAAGTCTGATGCTGGCTGTGATCACCGACAAGTATGACAGCATCGAGGTGGACGCAAAAAACTAATCAAGCTGGTCAAACAAGATCATCTGCTGCGGCTGATGATGCGTGTGGCCAGAGATTTAGGGTATACGTTATCTGAGCTGAATGAACGGATGACTTTTGAAGAACTTCAGCTCTGGGGCTTGCTCTATCAAGCTGAGAACCAGGAAATCGAAGAAGCTAACCGCAAAGTCAGCCGTCGTAGAATGTAAGGAGGCATTGGGCGGATCATGGCAGTCGTAGCGAATGTTGCGATCAATGTCGATGCCGCCAATGCGATCCAGCAACTGAATCGTGTCAAATCTGCATCGCAAGATGTTCAGGGTGGATTTGAGCGTGCAGCAAGTAGGGCAAGAGGTCTAGGCTCTGCTTTAGTATCGGCTTTGGGTCCGCTGCTGTCGATGGCAGCAGTGCTCAAAACTGTTAAAGACGGTCTTGATATTGCATTCGAGCGTGGTCAGGCAGAGCAACGACTGCGCAATCTGACCGGCAGTACTGAAGAATTCAACGTTGCGATGGCTCTTGCCTCGCAAAGCTCACAAAAATTCGGACTCACACAGACGGAAGCGACAAAGGCTTTGGCTGATGTGTATGGACGATTGAAGGGTGTTGGCTTTGGTCTGCAAGAGACTGGGCAGATCTATCAGGGCTTCAATGCGATTGCCCTGCAATCAGGACTTGCTGGAGAGGAAGCAGCAGGCGCATTCTTCCAGCTCAGTCAAGCTCTGGGCAAAGGCAAGCTGAACGGCGACGAATTCGTGATCGTTGCTGAGCGAATGCCACAGCTGCTCGATGCAATTGCAACCACGACTGGTAAGAGCCGTGGTGAGCTGCAGGGCATGGCTGCAGCTGGCCAGATCACTAGCCAAGTGCTATATGAGGCTCTGGCAGGAGCAGCATCAGCATCTGACAATCTAAACGGCAAACTAACCACACAGCAGCAGGCATTCAATTCGCTGCGACAGGCGTCAGATGAATTGCTGGCCAGCATCGGACAAGCATTCGCGCCGGCAGTAATTGCTGGTGCTCAGTTGTTATCTGATGCGTTGGTAGCGATTAGGGAGAAAATGCCCTTGATCGTGGCAGCAGCTCAGTCACTCTTGGCGCCTTTCATGGCGATTGGATCGGTGGTCCTGCCAGCCGTAAAAGCTGGATTTGAAGGCGTCCTCAACAACATTCAGCCGATCATACAAACCGCCACATTCTTTGGTACTTTTATTGGCATCCTGAAAGGCATCACAATTGCTACCACTGCATGGACTGCCGCTACGACCGCATTGGCTAATGCGAAGAAAGCAGCAGCGGTGGCGGCTGCAGCATTGCAAGCTATCGTCAACCCTGCCAACTTAGCCAAGGTGGGAGTGGCTATTGCTGGTGCAGCTGCAGCCTCTTATGCGCTTGGCAAAGCGATGGATCAAGCGGCGGTTGGTACTACTAAAACGAAAGACGAATCATCCAAGCTACAGGGATCAGTAGATCAGGTGCTGAAGAAATACAGTTCACTGCCTCCGGCAGCAGAAGATCTCAAAGCAAAGCAAAAAGAAGTTAATGCCGAGTTCGAAAAATCGAAAGGCATACTGACAGCAAAGGGTGAATTGCGTAGTCTTCAGCTCGACACCGAAATCAAGCTCAAGGAAGCCGCAAAAGACCAGGTTGGCGCGTATGAGTTACGCAAGCAAAAGATCAAGGAGGAATACGACACGCGATCTGCTGCTCTACGCCTTGAACTTGAGCATGGCAAAATCTCGCAAGAGCTCTACACGATTAAGAGCCAGATCCTTGCTGAAGAGATGAAAAATGCTCTAGTTACTGAAGACACGAAACGCACAGAAGAAGCGAGGCAGCAATTATCGGTCAGGATCAAGAGCGCTAAGGAGCAAGAGGCAGCTGCCGCAAGAGCAGTAGCAGAGGCAGAGGCGGCAGCTAAAAAAGAAACCGAAGAGCGGCTCCAATGGGCATCAAAAACGATGGCTATTAGGCAGCAGATCGCGGAGATGGAATTAAGCTCAGCCCAGACAGAAGAGCAAAAATCGGTAGCAACAAACTTGATTACAGTTGCAAAGAAAGAACAAGCAAACCTCGAGTTTGAAATAGCAAGACGAGCAGAAGGCGCAACTAGTTCCTATATTCGCGCAGCAGATGCATTGAGGATTGCCAAGATTGAATCCTTCGAGCTTGCAGCCAATTTGGCTCGGTCTGCTGCTGAAGCCGAACGAATTCGGAATCTAGGCAATGCTTATCGAGGCACAGAGTTCGGAGGCGCGCTGAATGTTTCTAACGTGGCTCTGCAGGAAAAAGGTCTTGCTATCTGGCGGAACGCACTAGAGAAGACGGCCTTTGGTGTGCCAAACCCGCTCGATGTAGCCGCAATATTGTCTGCAGCACAGATGCAAATTGCTAATCTACAAAGCGCATATCTCCAGGCACAGCAGAAACAAAAATATCAGAGTGCTCTAAATGAATTGCAAACGCTTGGTCTTGCCCCTGCGCCAATGGTTACACCTGCCACGCAGACCGGATTCGCTAACTACGGATCCGCATCATCTATGCGTACACCGCAAGTAAACATCAGCACAGGACCTGTGATGCAGATGGATGGGCAAAACTACGTGACTATGGGTGACCTGCAAGCTGCCACAACCACCGCAGCACAGCAGGGTGCAGATCTGGCGCTCAGTAGACTGCAAACCAACCCTGCCATTCGTAGGTCGATTGGGGTGGCACGATGACAATCGGAATCGCTAGTTTTGTTACTTTCAGAGAAAGAAACAATATTACTGCCGTTTCAAGATTCCAGAATTACTGGCCAGGAAGCACCGTAGATTTGCACATCTTTTATCCGTTCAATGCAGAAGCTATCGTCTCTAATGCAAGTGGCGGTCAAGAAAGCATTACTTTAGATTTTGCAACTAGCCGAATCATTGCAACGCTTGTAGAAAACGGATTGGCGAATGCATACTTTGTTGAATGCACTTTCTATCAGTTTGTGCCTACATCGGACGATACCCCGCCGGCATCCAAGACCGTTTTTGCGTCATACTTAGGCGAGCTACTCAGTGCAGAACAAAACGAATCAACGATTTCTATTCAGATCGGATCTAGCCTGAACCCAGTTGAGGCTCAAGCACCTCCTCGGAAATTCACGACAACTCTGATTGGAGAGCCTCCAAAAGTATGAACACGAACCCGAGCTATATCGCGCCTCAGAGTGCCTCCGCTCCTATCACAACCAACCTTCGCAAAGACGAGCTTGCTGCGCTTAACACGGTAGATCAAGGCGCGACAGCACAGCAACGTGTTGTGGCTATCGGCAATTCGATTCCACTGGTGTTCTGCAGATTTGTAAATGATGCTGGTGGCGCGTGGGTAACACCGCCTGCCGCTAGATATGGACTGCAACTCACGGAAAGCTCAAGCAATTCTTTTTCATATGGCTTGGTGCTGAGTGATGGCGAATTACCTCCGGTTGCAATCTCCGACATCTATAAAGGAGCACTCTCAATCAGTAGTCTTATTTCCCCGAATGCTGTTACGACTTTTGGGGGGCTTGCAACAACTGGCTTTGACTACTCGCTTACTTATACAACAGCCGGCACACCTGGAACTCCAGGCACACCGGGGAGTTTTACTGACACGACGTTAACTTCTAGCGGGAATTCTCTTAGTAGTGCTTTTAGCACGACATACTCTAATGTCAAGAGCGCTTCGGTCAACCTTCAATTTCAAGGTCGTGTTATCCAAACCCTTGCATACGAGCCTGTCATAGGAAATGCGACTATTACTCACACTTCCCTTGGCATAAGTCGGCAGTTTTTTGATGTAACAACGGTAAGCTTAAGCATACCAGGCCCATTCGGGGGCGTATCAAACTTAATTATCAGCAGTAGCGTAGATCCGACAGCACTCGTCAATCCTAGGTATATAAGCTGGAGAGTCGTCTACAACATTAGCTATGTCACTTCTGTATTTACCCCTGGCACGCCCGCTGAGCCTGGTACACCTGGCGTTACTTCCAATCTGCTCCTTTTTGCTGGTTCAGGCGGTAGTTTCGCTGGAATGACAACACTGGCAGTAAGAGGAACCTATGCGGCTTCTACAGATATCGAAGCTGTCAAACAACAGGTGCGATGTTTTATTCGCAATGGAGTTATAGTTCCTCGAGTGCTGGGCGGGACAGGCAGCAGCGATAGCTTCCCAGATCTCGTTAATTACCTTCTAACAAGGGCAAATAGCGCCTTAGGTAGTCTCATTGACTTGCCATCACTGCAAGCAGCCGAATTGTTTACGAGTGTTTATGGGCTTCGTTTTAATGGAGTGGTTGCTAATAGCGTCAATCTGAGAGACTATTTCTCTCGTGTTGCTCCGTTCTTTTTGCTGCGTTTTGTGCAGATCAACGGTAAATTTGGGCTGAAACCAGTGTTGCCCGTCCTAACTGATTACTCTTTGAATCTGCAACCGATTGTTCCGTCTTTAACCTTTAACGACAGTAACATCGTTGTTGGAAGCTTCCAAAAGCAATATATATCCATATCTGACAGGAAGCCATTCTGTGCATTGATGACGTGGCGCAGTCAAAGTACCGCCTTTTTTGGTGTGCCGCAAACAACTGAGGTGCGTTATGCAGGCACAGCTATCGATGGTCCGTTTGAGCAGTATGACATGGAAGAATTTTGCACAACGGCAACCCACGCCACATTCATTGGCAAATATATTATTGCTAGCCGCAAGCATATTACTCATACGGTTTCCTTCCAGACCACTGAACTAATTGGCAATCTGACGCCGACCGATATTATCAGAGTTGTTTGGGATTATGAATCATCTTTTGCATTGGGTGAAGCATCATCGATTCTGTATCAAGTAGACTCTGTATCAGAAGGAGCCGATGGAGTATTCCGCGTAGAGGCGACCCATTTCCCGACCACGGCTGCTGGGGCAAGCCAAGTGGCTTTTGACATGTTCAACACTATCTAATCATGCCGGTTGTAGCTTTCCCAAGCATTGCTCCTACCAGTCGCGTCTGGGTACCAGGCTCTCAGCCAACTAGCACGTTTACCGCTTTATCTGGGTTTGAATCTCGGGTGTTACTGGGACCGAATGCTATTGGCGCCTCTTTAAGTCTTGGATTCCAAAACCTGCAAGAAAGCGTGATTCTACAGATCACGGACCATTTCGCGTTGGCAAAAGGCGGCTACGATTACTTCGCATTGCCAGCTGGACTGTTCGCTGGCATGACAAATTTCACCAGAATCGCGCTTGCTGGATACAGTTGGCGATACGCCAGTGCTCCTTCGGTTGAATGGGTGTCGCCAGGAATCGGGAATGTGTCCGTTTCACTCTTGGCGATCAGGCCATAAGTCGCCGCTAAGATTGATTTAGATCTGATGATGGGCTGCGTCGATGGCTAGGCAGTACTCGGGTGTTGACGGCGCCCTATTCGTTGATGACGTAAGAGTGGCTCGTGTCAGCAACTGGAGTTTCACTGCAACAGCCGACACGCTAGAAATTACCAGCCTCGGTGATTTTGCCCGCAACTACATCTACGGCATCCAGTCGTTCAATGGAACGGCAACAATCTTCTACTACGAGAACGTCAGCAACCTGATTGACGGCAGCGGACTTCTCACGGATGTAGTTAGGACCACGGCAACACCCGTTGAACCAACGCACATCCTTGAACTTCGCTTCACTGGTGGCAACGTTGCATCGCGTGCCGTCAAGTTCAAATGCGCATTGAACCAAGTCGAAATTAGCGCCACTACGGGCGAAATCGTTCAAGCCAACATCACCTTCACCGTCTGTGGTGCTCTGACCACAGCCAACCTAGGCTGATGGCTATCTGGATTGGTGAAGCAGGCGGCATCCGTATTGCGCGTGCGCAAACGGAACGCATCTATACGACAATCGCCCCATCTGACGTCGATGTGGGTGCAAAGCGGTTTGGTTTCCAGGACTCAGCCACGAGTCTTATTACTGGAGACAGAGTGTGGTTTCGCCGTGTAGATGCAAACGGTGCACCAGTCACAAGTCTGCTTGATTTTGTCGCTGCATCTGGCTGGGCCGATGCAGTGCAGCGCAATGATGGTCAATGGTATGTCAACGTTGATGGAGTAGGCGGTATCAGGTTGTATTCGACGTGGGAGAGGGCAATCGCGGGTGGTGCAACAGATGCAGTGACACTCACGGCGCCATCTGGTACATATCGAGTCAGCTATGAAGTTCTAGATGACGGAGAGGAATACCTCGCGCAAACGATCAGTTGGGCGCTAAATACTGATCGCGAGGTTGCAGACTTCACCAGCCTTGGAGATAACTTCAGGCAGCAAATGTCTACCTTGGTCTCTGGTAGCGGCGAACTAGATTGCTTCTTCGATACTGACTGGCGCAGCGCGGCACCTTCTTTTTCTGGCAAAGAAGAATCGCCAATTTATATGCACAAGTTGGTGCTAAGGCAGGAAGTTGGTGCAAATTTTACGGGGGTGTTTCTGCTCAAAAGAGCCAACACCGTACCGGTCGGAACGTTGATTGATAATCAAGACGCCAGAAAGGAATTGTTCTATCTGGCAGACTGCGTGATTACAAACGTAGCCACAGAGCTGATTGCAGACCAGCCAATCCACAGCAAAATCAGCTTTGTGACGACAGGTCCTGTACGGCTTCTGTTTGATTACGTGTCTGGTTATCTGCTGCAGGAAACCTCGCCATACGACAAGGTTCTGCAAGAATCTGGCTTCGGCATTTTTCTTGAAGTCCCAGCCTAGACTGAACCATAGGTGTGCGCTTGCTAGGCAGTGGCTGATCAAAGAATCACACAGCTCAATCCGTTGCTCGCAGCGGACACCCAGGCTGCCGTTGATGTGCTGCCTATCGCTGATGTCAGCACGTCTGAGACTAAGAAGATCACCGTCGCGGCAGTCGTCGCAGCAGGCATTACTGCAGTTGTAGATAATACGATCCCTGGTGCCAAGCTCCAAAACAACAGCATTACTGCGACGCAGATTGCAGACAATGCCGTTGGGCAAGGCGAATTAGCAGACGGGGCGGTTGATACTGCATCGATCCTTGATCTTGCTGTCACCGGCGCAAAGATCGCTAACGATACGATCACTGCGACGCAGATCGCACCGAACGCGATTGGCTTAAGTGAGTTAGCCGATGGCGCCGTTGATGGTGCGGCTATTGCAACGTCTGCAATCGTTGAATCTAAGTTAGCGAACCTTGCGGTAACAACAGGCAAGCTGGCAGATCTTGCTGTAACTGATGCAAAGATCGCAAATGCGACGATCACAGCCGCAAAGCTGAATCTGACAGATGGGTCTGTATCTGGCGCGAAGCTTACAGATAATACGGTTGCGGCTGCAAAACTCACTGTTGATTCTGTCACTACAGCCAAGATTGCGGATGGAGCAGTAACCGGCGCCAAGATTGCTGCAGCCACAATCACCGGCTCTAATATTGCAGCCAATACCATTACTGAGGCTCAGATTGGTGCGAATGCTGTTACCAGTAGCGAGCTGGCAACCGATGCTGTCGTCACTGCAGCCATTCAAAATGATGCGGTAACCACTGCAAAAATTGCAGACGATGCTGTTACTGCAGCAAAAGTAGCTGCAGGTGCGATTGGTACATCTGAGATTGCCGATGGCAGCGTTACATCTGTCAAGCTGGCTGATAATGCGGTAATCACTGCTAAGATCGCCGATGCAGCTGTCACGGCAGCAAAGCTTGCTGAAGGGGCAGCAACATCAGACGTGCTGGCATCCAATTCGGTTGCCACCGCAAAGATTATCAACAGTGCAGTAACCACAGCAAAGATTGCTGATGCTGCAGTAACAACAGTAAAACTTGCACCTAGCGCAGCAACATCAGATATCCTGGCTTCCGATGCTGTTATAACTACCAAAATCGCAGACGGTAATGTAACGACTGCGAAGATCGCCAATACAGCCGTAAGCACAGCAAAGCTTGCCTCAGGGGCAGTAACTGCGGATATCCTCGCTTCTAGTTCTGTCACTACTGCAAAGATTGCAGACGGGAATGTTACTGCTGCAAAACTTGCCAATGAATTGATTGCAGAAAAGTTCCTACCTCAGGCTGCTAACACTGTCTTAATTGGTCCTGCGGCTGGTGCGAGTGCAACGCCCACATTCCGTACGCTGACTGCAACAGATGTTCCGCTGCTAACTTCTGCCAACCTGCCAGTTGCCACCACAAGTGCGCGCGGCTCAGTTTCTGTTGGCACTGGACTCGCCGCTGATGCCAACGGTGTGCTGAGTATTTCAAACACTGTCATCCCAGCAACCGCCAGCAAGGTTACCTTCAATAGCAACGGTTTGGTGACAAGCAGCGCATCATTGACCGCTGCCGATATTCCATCACTTGATACAAGCAAAATCACAACCGGCACTTTTGGTGCTGCGCTTTTAGGTACTGGCTCGGTTACAGCCGCAAAACTTGCCGACCAGTCAACTGTTCTTTTTGGTGGTTCAGTTAATACGGCTGGTGTAGTCACCTTCCCCACTGCCTCATTTAAGGGTCAATATTTCTACGACGAGATCAACCAGGATCTATACATCTGGTCAGGCTCTGCATGGTTGCCTGTAACGATCATCTCTGGCGAGTTGGTTTTTGGTGGTACCTATAACGCCGCGCTCAATCAAGTCGGATCCGTTACAAATGCAGGTTCAGCTATTGGTCTGTCGGTTGGTGCCGCGCTGCCGGCTGCAGCCAGCTCCAATAACCGCTATTACTTGGTCGTAACTGATTCTGGTGTCGGCACCGGCAACGCACCAAATGAGGCGCTTGCCCCGCCTGACATGATCCTGTCTAACGGGACCAGCTGGGATCTCGTCGATATTTCAAGCGGCATTGGTAGCCAGATTGCCACGAACGTGGCGTTTTCTCCCGCTGGCAACATTCTTGCTACCAACGTTCAGCTTGCTATCCAAGAGCTAGACGATGAGAAGCTAGCCAAAGCTGGCGGCACTATCACCGGTCAGGTGATATTTGGCACAACCGCAAGTCTCACTTTTGAGGGAAGCACTGCTGACGACTACGAAACCACGCTTGCCGTAACGGATCCAACCGCAGACCGGACGATTACGCTGCCCAACCAAAGCGGCACAGTGCTGGTTAGCGGGAACGCCAGCATCGTCAACGCAGATATTTCGGCAAGCGCAGAGATCGCCGTCAGCAAGCTGGCAAACGGTACAGCACGGCAACTGCTGCAGACGGCAAGCGGCGGCACCGATGTGGAATGGGCAAGCAACATCGATATCCCTGGAACCCTTGATGTAACGTCCACGGCTACGTTTGATGGCGTTGTTGCTGTTAGCGATGGCAACCTAAACTACAGCGACGGTACATACTGACGCCGTTAGGCTGGTTAGGTAACTTCCGGCCCGTAGGCGTTAAGGAATGACTCTCCAGCATCTGCGTTCGAGCACTGCGAATAAGCGTCCGACCCCGGCTGCGATGGCGGATGGGCAGATTGCGATCAACAGCAATACAACCAGTCCTGGACTGTTTTTCAAGGATTCGGCTGGTGCGCTAATCAAGGTGGGTCCAGTGCATGTGGGCACCACAGCACCTAACGCCAGCCCTGCTGTAGGTGGTCAGACAGGTAATACCGTTGGCGAGCAGTGGCTAGATACGACTGGTGGCACCTACGTATTCAAAGTCTGGGATGGTTCGGCATGGCGCAGTGAAGCTGGCGAGTTTGTAAATACAACTGGCGACGTGATGACCGGCGCTCTCGGCATCATCGCCGGCACCGCAGGATCACCGAGCCTGTACGTCAGCGGTGGCACCAACAACACCGGCATCTACTCCCCTGGAGCGAATCAACTTGCGATCTCCACGGGCGGCCAGGGGCGGTTGTTTGTTGATGCGAGTGGAAATGTAAATATCGGTACATCCCTTGGATACAGCGAGGCTTTCGGTGTCAGGGGTACATTTGTAAGTCAAGTCACCAACGTTGTTAATCGAATTACTGAAGCTGGTTCAGTTGCTTACTGGGGAACTGTCACGAACCATCCCCTCGCGTTTCAGACGAATGGGCAAGAGCGCCTGCGTATTGATACAAGTGGCAATGTCGCAGTCGGCAACGCGACCACAAATAACCGCTTTCTGATTTACACGGCTGGAGCAAACAATAGCTATCTGCAAATTGGAAACGGTTCCACTGGTCTTGCCTCAACACAGGGACTAAGAATTGGAACCCCCGCAGCGGGTAATGCTGAAATTATTACCGATGGCCTTATTGCCTTTGGTACTGGTAACACCGAACGCATGCGCCTGGACTCCAGTGGCCGCTTGGGCATTGGCACCACAAGTCCTTGGGAACTGTTGTCAATCCCGTTTAACAACAGACTATCACTGGGAGGCGCTACATTCCCATTCTCAATTTCTCGTTCATCAAGTGGTGAGTTAATTACCACATTTGCGGATGGCTATGACGCCGCTACCGCTCGTGTTGATTTTGTAATGCGTTCTGGCAGTGCATCACAAAATACTCCGCTAAGCATCACTGGCGCAGGTCGCGTGGGCATTGGCACCACGAGTCCTAGCTATATCTTTCACGCTCTTACGTCTGATACAACCTCTGCGGCATTTAGAAACCCAGGTGCTGCCAGTACACAAATCCTTATCGGTAATACTGCAGGTGATACGGCTATTCGGACTACTTCTGCCGGAGATGCGATTATTTACTCCGACACAGGAAAGTCCTTGGGTCTTGGGACCAATGGCGCAACAACCCGTCTTCACATCACTTCGGCAGGACTGGTGGGCATTGGCACCACGACGGTTGGTAATTTCAGGCTAAATGTTGAAGACAATAGTATTTATGGCTATCAAGCGCTTAATGTTCGCGCAACAAGTGCTGGCACAGATGCTGGCATCCGGCTATCAGGCGCTGGTGGAAATGCTTTTAGGCTTCAGCAGCCAACAGGATCAGCAGGTTTGTTTTTCTTTGACGAAACTAATCTTGCCGAACGCATGCGCCTGGACTCCAGTGGCCGTTTGGGTATTGGCACCACTACGCCAAGGTCTCTATTGAATGTGCGAGTAGATACCAATGCCAATACTCCAAGCGGTTCCGCTTCACTCGTTCTGTCAAATCGCAGCACAAGCCTTGCAACAGGAAATATGGCGGGCGGCATTTTTGCCGATATGTACAGAGATGTCAGTGATCCAGCTTATGCTGCAGGCATTTGGTTTAATCGTGTACAGAGCACGGGCAATCTTGATTCAGCCGGCGAAATTGTTTTCGGAGTGCAATCGGTTTCTTCTGGTGCTGGCACTCCACCCGAGCGCATGCGCATCGACAGCTCGGGCAGATTGCTCGTGGGGACGAGTACGGCGCGTGCAAACATTGACTATCAACTTGGCACCACCAGCGCACGTTTCCAAGTTGAACGCGCAGATGCGCTTCCATGCGTATCGATTGTTTCGAATTTTGACTCTGCAACAACATCGGCCCCCGCTTATCTCACCCTTGCCAGGGCTGGTTCAACAGCAATCGGAAGTACAACGATTGTTGCAAATGGCAATCGTCTTGGTGAAATCGACTTCTCAGGTTCCGATGGAACTGATTTCACTATTGCAGCCTCTATTCGTGGTGAGGTAGACGGCACCCCCGGCGCAAATGACATGCCGGGCAGGCTTGTATTTTCCACGACGGCAGATGGTGCAGCGAGCCCGACGGAAGCGTTCAGGGTTACGAGCGATAAATACCTCCGCATGGCGGCAGGCACCGGTGGCATCCAGTTCAACAGCGACACCGCAGCGGCTAATGCGCTGGATGATTATGAGGAGGGGACGTTTGTTCCGACTGTAATCGGCTCGACTACTGCCGGAACAGCAACGTATTCAACACAGACAGGTATTTACACAAAAGTTGGTCGAAAAGTCACGGTCGTTGTTTACCTTAATTGGTCAGGCGGTACAGGCACAGGCAACTTACAGGTCAGCGGTCTACCGTTTACCGCCTTAGGCAGTGCCGGATACTATTACTCTGTTGACTTTGGATTAGTTGATAATATAGCGCTAACCGCCGCAAATGTAATTACTGGGTACGTTTCGCAGAATACTACAACGGTTGTATTTGGCCAAACACCAAGTGGCGGGGGAGCATACAGTGTGGTTCCCTATGACGCTGCAGGGCATTTTATGTTTTCTTGTACATATTTCGCCTGACATTAAGCCCGCAACGGCTAAAAACTAGGTGGCGACAAGCCGCCATACAAACCCTGTAAACCCGTTACGTCTGGAGGACGTTCCTAAACATGGCTCTCACCAAAGAAACCGTTGTTGACAAAATTGAAGTCCTGGAAAGCAACGCAATCCAAGTGCGTTCTGCTATCCGCGTACTGGAAGATGGCGTAGTGCTGTCTTCCTCGTATCACCGCCACGTGCTGCAGCCTGGTGATGATCTAACCAATGAAGACCCCAAAGTGGTGGCGATTGCTAACGCAGCTTGGGCGGAGTGATAGCGAGTTAGGCGGGCAACCGGCCTATTCAACTGGTTGCACCACGTTTACACTGCCACAAAACACCATCAGCCATGTCTGATTCGCCCATCGTCTCCTGGAAAATCGCCAATCTCGAACGCGAAACAGCAGACGGGTTCGTTTTCACGGGACACTACACCGTTGACGCCGTTACCGAAGACGGTGCCTACCGCAGTGGCGCCTACGGCAGCATCGGGTTTGAGCGCCCCGAGAACCTGATCCCGTTCAGCGAACTCAGTGAGGAACTTGTAGTTCAGTGGGTGCAAGACGCACTTGGTGCTGAAAAAGTAGAAGAGGTGGCTGCCGCCTTGAACGCACAACTCGAAGAACAGCGCCACCCAACCAAAGCCGCAGGCGTGCCCTGGTGAGTTTCGCCCTTGCTTTAGCCGGTGCCTGGTGCGCCGGCATTTTTATGGCTTACTGTTTGGTGGCAATCAACCCACCGGATGATCTGTAGTGGCTGTACGTAGTAAGACCGCACTGGGTCGTGTTGAGCACAAGGCTGGTCGCCCCAAAACGACGAGCCAGGGTTATGGTCAGCACAGCCGTCCAGCCCGTCGCGGCAAGAAAAAACTACGCGGTCAGGGTCGCTAAATTAGTAAAAAGGTCGGCGGTATGCCTCGCAATGGAACACCACGAGGACATTCACGCTGCACCACCACAACCACCTAATCCAATCAATCAAGCTGTACCTGCATTGTTAGCTACGGCTGTGATTGGGTTGGGTGGCCTTTTTATTCAAGTTGCCAAGCTGGATCAGTCGGTCAATACCGTCGCCGTCGATATTCAAGAACTGAAGGTTGACAGTAAAGAACGGCTTTCGGATATTGAGACGCGGGTGCGAATGCTTGAGATGACGATTGGCAAGAACAAATAGCAGCTTTACACTGAAGGAAACGCGATTCCGTCATGGATCCCACCACTGCTGCCATTGTTGCCATTGTCATTGCTGCAGGCTCTGAAATCATCAGTCTGCTGCCGATCAAAGAAAACGGCTGGATTCAGTTACTGGTCAAGGCACTGAAGGTCGTCTTCCCAAAGCGCTGAACGGAAGCACGATATGGCTAGCGCGATTTGGCGACAGGACCTGGCGTGATCATCTGCGTAAAACAGCGCAGGATTACAAGTTTGAAAAGACGCTAGGTCCAAGACTGGATCGTGAAGAGCAAAAGTGGTTAGCGGATCAGCCGTTAGCACCAACACCTGTTGTGGTGCATGAACTGCCCGATGATGAGCTACAAACTGGCGAAAGCCGACATTTAGGCGGCGCCATGCAAATCAAAGCACCTTGGCTTGATCAATGAGCACGATTCAACTGCGTGATGCTGCCAAGCATTTCAAGATGCTGCCGCATCAACTGGCCGCATGGGATTGGCTACAAGAACAGTTGCCGGTTGATACGGTTAACCAATTTGCTGAGTTGTATCGCGCAGATCCGCTACCAAAGCAAACGTTGCCGCCGGCATGGTTGGCACCAAGTCTCAAGATCATCAAAAAGTGGGAGGGCTGCAGGCTGGAAGCGTATCAGTGCCCAGCTGGTGTGCCAACCATTGGCTATGGCTCGACCAGGTTGATTGATGGTCCTGTTCGCATGGGTGACAAGATCACGCAAGAGATGGCAGATGAGATGCTGCAGAACGAGGTGGAAAATCTATTCGCGCCTGGTATTTTTACCCTATTGCCAATGGCAAAGAAATGGCGTCCTGAGCAACAGGCTGCCATCGTGAGTTTTGCTTATAACGTCGGGCTTGGTGCACTCGAGGAATCAACCCTGCGAAAGCGTTTGCTGGCTGGCGAGGATGCTGCAAAGGTTGTGATTGAAGAACTGCCGCGATGGAATAAAGCTGGCAGCAAAGTGCTTGAAGGTCTTGTTAATCGTAGGAAAGATGAGGTTGCGCTTTTTACTGGCGGACAGCCTAAGCAGCAGTCTGCTTTGAGGCTGCGTCCTACATCACTGTTTGATGCCAAACTGACGCCGCATATCGCCATTGGCGAGTTTGCACTGTATCAAGAAGAACGACGTTTTGCTGCTGATTATCAGATCAAGACGGCAGCTGAACTGGCTGAGTTTCTAGAAAAAGTAAGAGCGCATTTTGGTGGCAAGCCGATCATCATTACAAGCGGATATCGTCCTCCTGCTGTTAATCGGATGGTTGGTGGCGCCAGCAGCAGCGAGCATCTTTTCAATGATCAGGATATCGGCGCTGTTGACTTTTACGTCAAAGGCGAAGACATCCACAAAGTGCAAGATTGGTGTGACAAAAACTGGCCTTATAGCGTAGGCTATGGTGCGCCAAAAGGCTTTGTCCATCTAGGGATGCGCCGTGGTCGCCCTAAAGTCCGCTGGGATTATTGATGATCATTCCCGACCACGAGATTGCCAGGCTGTGCAAACAGCATTCAATGGTTGTGCCGTATGATCCTGAACTGCAAAATCCTGCCAGTTTAGATGTACGGCTAGGGAATATTCTGCTCATGGAGTTTGATGATACGCCGGAGTTGCTTCCGGTTGATATCACAATCTGCACGCAGGAATCTCCTTTCATGTTGCAGCCCGGCGCATTTTGCTTGGCACAAACACGAGAGACTTTTAATCTTCCAGATTACATTTCGGCGCAGTTTGTACTGAAATCATCCAGAGCAAGAGAAGGATTGGAGCATCTTCTCGCAGGGTATTGCGATCCAGGCTGGCACGGTTCTGT